GGGTAGCCCCGGGATGTGGTCGCAGTCATCTACAGGCTCCTCACGATCACGCTGTCCCACTTCACTGCCTGCGAGTCCTGGACCGTCGACCGCAGGGCGATGCGCATGAACCCGGTCACCGGTGCCGTAACGGTGCCGCCGAGGGTCGTGAACGGTGGCGCCTGGACGATGTCGTTCGCCGTCGCGATGACCGTGTCCACGGCGCTCGTCGTCGGATACAGGTTCGTGTCATTCGCGAACCACAGGCCGGCGATGGCCGCGTCTGCGGTCTGCGTGTCCGACGGCTGGTAGTCGCCCCCGGCATACGCCGTTACCGCGAACTGCTGACCGCTGGTGACCTGGATGGGCTGGGAGTACAGGTACGACTGCGTACCGGGAGCGGAGCCCGTTGCGCTCGCTACCTGCGACCCGGCCGGCGCCGACGGGTCGTCCTGGACGGTGATGACAGTCGTGCCGGACAGGTCCGCCTGGACCCACAGGTCCGGGAACGAGCCCGGAGCGGAGAGCTCGAACGACGGGTTGGCGGCGGCCAGGAGGTTTGGCCCGACGCCGGCGAGCGCCCCGAGGACCAGCCATGACCCGCCTTGCTGGAGGCAGGCGACGAGGTCTCCGGCAGCGAACGTCACGCCCTTGAGGTACGACGCGGAGAACGTCGTGCCGCCGACGCTGACGATCGCCTGTGCGGTCGTGAACGAGACGACCACACCGGTCCGCATCTGCGCGTACGGGCCGCCCTGCGCGGCGATGATGCCCGGGATGATGTTCGTCATGTGGCGATCATCCTCACGGCCCACATGTGCGGCCTGAAGTCCCACGACGGGGCGCCGCCAGCCAGGTGCTTGATGTCCATCCGCAGCACGTCCTGTTCCGACAGGAACAGCGGGACGGCATTCAGCGCCGCCAAGCGGCTGTTTCCGGCGCCGTAGTTGCCAGCCGGGGCCGACCACGACGACGCAGGCGTGCCGTTGACCGTGAGCCGCACCATAGGCTTCACGGCCGCCGTTGCCGAGGTGACGTACGCGTGGCAGCCAGCCAGATACCAGCCGGTCTTTTGCACCAGGATGCCGCCCTGGGTGCTGAGCGGAGTACCCGATCCCCAGTTCACGGTGAAGACCGCGGTGTCGAAGAACGGCGTCTCCAAGTTGTTCGTGCTCACCACCGGGAGGACGGCGATCGTGACGCGGGTGTTCGGCGGTCGGACGAGCGCGTCGTCTGCCGCGGCCACGACGCGGGTGACTTCGGAGTCAATGGCCAGCGCCAGGTTCTGGATCTGGACGGCCTGTGAGGCGTCCTCGACCAGCGGCGGATCACACTCGGGATACGGGAATCCGTACGTGTCGGTCGTCTTCACTGGTCCACCCCAGCTCTTCCGGTCACCTGCATGGCCTGCTTGTTGTCGAGCGGGTAGACGATCTGGTCGATGATCTGCACCCCACTCTGTCCGCGGTATCCGAACTCGACGGTGTCGCCGGGCTCCAGGCTCATGTCGGGAATCATGGTCACTCCCCATTGCGCCCGCAGCGCCGAGGACGCTGACAGCTGTGTCTGTGCAAGCGTCTGCGCCTGCGTTGTCGACAGGGGGGTCTGCACCTTGATGACCTGCGCCACCTTGCCGTACTTCCCGCCGAAGAACAGCGGGTTGGACGGGTCGGTCACGCGTGCGGGCACGCGTACGGGGTCGGTGCCGTCGGTGCGTTCGGAGACCACGACGATGCTGTTGAACGCCCCGTCGCGGGTGCGGGAGACGGTTGCCGAGGTGACCATGCCCCGCGGGCCATCGGTATACGTGGCGGCGATGGGCCCCGGGTTGTACGCGAAGCTGCGGACGACGAACGAACCGTCGCCAAGGCTGTACCAGCGGCCACCACGTGACTGGGCCAAGTCGTCGAGCGCCTGGCCACGATCGGTGTCCCAGGTGAGTGCCGGCGTCGGGGCATCGGAAACGTCATCCGTACCGAACACAGCCTGCGGTACAGCCTCCAGGATCAGGTTGCGAATCTCAGTCAGCGTCTGCCCGGTCGTCGTCGTGCGTGGCTGCTCAAAGGGGTAGGCGATGACGTCGGCGGCGAGATCGAAGCAACCAAACTGGACCGACCCGTCAGGCTGGAGCTGGACTGTGTCCACGCGTCCGGTGAAGATCGGAAACGTCTCCTCCGTACCGTCGCCGTATGCGATGCCCGCGCTGATATGGACCACAGCCTCCTCCGGGGAGAGCACGTCGCTGGACGCGGTCGGGTACCACTCGTTCCCCAGCTGGAACGCCGCTGAACGAGTCACACGCTGGGACATTGAGGCCCGGACCTCACCGCCGAACGGGCGCACGTCGGATGCGCGGACGTTGCCGTCGATGTCCGTGACGTCGATGCGGAAGACCCGCCTATGCGGGGTCGGGAGCACGTCCCGGTACAGCGGTGTGGAAGGGAGCATCAGCTGACCGCCACCCACCACGCTCGGGCCGCCAGGGTGCGGGACGCCATCGTCACGGATGCAGGCAGCGTCGTCACCGTGCCGGCCGTGGCGTACCGGCCCGTGGCCGCCGTCAGACCGATGTTCAGGAGATCCGAACCGATCCCCAGAGAGGACCCGCGGGGCATCTGCGGCGGTGTGGTCCCGTTGCTGACGAACGCCACGTAGTAGTTGCCCGCCGCAACCGGCTGCGGTGCGGTCAGCGCCATCGTTTTCATGCCCGTGGACGCCCATGCGGTCGTCTGGTCGGCGGTCTGCGACAGCAGCGTGCCCGACGAGTTGTAGAGGCCGGCCAAGTTCTGGGAGGCGGTCAGGCCCGATCCGGCTGTAGAGATCGCGGCCACGATGTTCGTGATCGTCGTAGCGGTGCGGATGGGAAGCTTGACCATCTCCAGCAGGCCCGTGGTCAGTACCTGTGCGACCAAGTTGGTCGCCGGGTCGAACGTCCAGGCCTTCAGGGCGTGGTCGGCAGGGCGGGTCGCGTTGGCCGATTCGAGGGTGATGGTGCGGCCGTCCAGGTCCTGGATCTGGGCATTGAGGGCAGCACCCCAAGGGGTAGTGCCGATAGGAATAGGGGTCAGCGGCATGTCATCCTCCGTCGCCGTAAGGGCCGTCCCCGTAGGGACCGAATCCGTAGCCATCTCCGGTGGTTCCGGGACACACCGTCTCTCCGGTAGCGATCGCGCCCCACGTGTGCCCGGTAGCGGTGAGGTCGGCGAAGGTGGGATACGCGGCCTTCACCGCGCACCAGTTCGCGCACGCCGTGCCTTGCTGCCTGCCGAGAGGGGTGTCGACCACGACGTACGGGAAGTTCCAGGCCCGGACCGGGAACCGCTGGTCGATCCGATCCGTCAGGAACACCTCGGCTAGATCGCCAGGCTGGAACGCGAATTCCGTGCGCCCGTACACCGCAGGCGCCCGCAGGTACAACGGGCCACCCGCCGTGAACAGGTCGTACACAGCATCGATGGCGTCCAGGCTCTTGGTCAGGAACGTACCCGTGCCGCTGTGGTCCTTCCGCCGCGCGTACACGTCCGCCGGCCGCTCAGCGTCGAGCACGGGGAACAGCCCAGCATCCGAGGCGCGCAGTCGGTCTCCGAACCGGCCCCAGAGCAGCTCCGGGCCCGTCGGGTCGCAGGCGGCGGCCATCAGCCCCGTCGGGCTGCCGCAGAATGCGAACTCCAGGTCAGCCCACGGGCGCAGTGGGTCGGAGATGACGACGGTGCCAGGGTCGGCCAGGACGTACGGACCGAGGACCGTGGAGTTCGCCTCCACGCCGGTCGTGGCGTTGACCTGGCGCACCCGATACCAGACGTTGACGCCGAACGGCGCGGTGTTGTCGTAGAAGTAGCCTTCCGGAGGCGACGGGTCGGTGGGCCCGTTGATCAGGTCCATCGTCCCGATCCGCGTCCACGGGCCCGTGGATGACAGCCCGCGGTACACGTTCGCGGTGTAGTCGGCGGTAGCTCCGGACGTGATGACCGCATGCACGATGTTGTACGTGGTTGCCATCAGATGCGGATTCCCATCGCGTAGGTCCGGGCCGTCTGGTTCTGGGCCGTCCGGAGGCGATCGTCGATGATCTGCTGGAACAGCTTGCCGTCGAGGAACACGTTCACCACGCTCGTTCCCTGGCCGGTCGCGCCTGGGATGTTCACGGTTCCGAGACCAGCCGATGTCGGCACGCGGATGCCACCGTTGACGGCCTCCGTGAGCTCCTTGACGGTCTTCTTCAGCGGCATGATGCGGGAGGCCATGCCGTTGATCAGGCCGTCCACGATGTCCTGCCCAATCGCGTGGGTGACGCGCGAGGGGGAGTGCGTGTCGAGCGCATGCCTGATCGTCGACTCGATCGTGTCGGCGATGTTCTGGGCCGCGCTGATCAGGCTTCCTGCCTTCGACAGCAGACCACCCGTGAGGCCGTTGATGATGTCGACGCCGATCGAGAACATGCGGCCTGGGAGGTCGGCGAGCGCCTGACCGATCTGGTCCCGCAGGTCCCGGAACTTCTGCACCACCTCGTCCACCTTGCGCTGGACGGCCAGGACGAACTGAAGCTCCAGGTTCTGTACGAACTGCTGGACCGACGACAGGGCATTGACCAAGGCCTGATTGATCTTGTTCCGCAGTTCGAGGAAAGCCTTCCCCACCGCCTCGTTGAAGCTCTCCGAGAGGCTCTGAGACTTGAGAACCGCATCCCGGTAATCGCCATTAAGGAGATCGACAGCGATCTCAAGAGCCGGCGCCACGATCTCGTTGAGGACGAACGCCAGCCCCTTGAGGGCGACCTCAGCAAGGTTGACCAGGAGGTCAATGAGTGGCTGAAGCGGCGGGATGAACTTCTCAACGAGCGCGATCGAGAAGTCGATGAATGCCTGAAGCAGAGGCGCCCCCTTCTCGATGACCCTCCCGATTGCTTCCCCGACTTGGACGAACGAAGGCTGAAGCTGGAGAAGGATCTCGTTCAGCTTGGGGAACACCGTCTGGTACAGCGTCACGAAGGGCGTAAGGAACGCCTCAACAATTGGTCCGATGGACTGGAGGATCGGCGCCAGGAACTGGCCGATCGTGTCGGCCACCGTTTTGACGAACGGCGCGACTGCCTCGAAGACCTTGCCGAAGGCGTCGAAGAGGGGGATCAGGATCGGCAGGATCGACGAGATCAGCGTCCCGAGAAGCGTGATCAGCGGCGTGAAGACCGGGATCAGCTTGCCGACGGCAGTGGCCAGCGATTCGAGGACCGGACCGAGAGCCGTGATGATCTCGCCGAGCGCGCCGCCGAGCGCCTGGACCAGCAGCTGAACCGGCTTGGCCAGTGCCTCCAGGATCGGCCCGAGGGCCTGAAGTGCCTGAGACAGCAGCGGAAGCACAGTGGCAGTAACGACCCTGGCCGTGTCCGACAACGCCTTCAGACCCTGCTGGAACCCCTTGGTTGCGGTGACATCCTCGAACGCCTGGGAGATCTGCTCCAGGATGTCGAACAGTCCGCGCCCGTTCTGCGAGATCCCGTTGATGATGTTGCGGAACCCCGACCCGAAGTTACCGAGCGCCCGGCCAAGCTGCGCAATCGTCGCCACAGCCTGATCGATCGACTTCTCCAGGGCCCCCGACTCGAACGCCCGCTGAAGCTTGGTCTGGACGTCCAGCGACACCTTGTCGACCGCCAGGGCAATCCGGTTCAGCGCCGGCGATGAGGCAGCGGCAAGGAAGCTGAAGGATCGCACCGCGCGGGCCGGTGCCTTCTCCAGGGTCTCTAGGGCCGTGTTCGCGCCCGTGAGGGCTTGCCCCAGAACTCCCTGCTTGCCCATCTGGGCCGCGGCCACGACAGCGTTGCGCGCCATGGCATTCAGCGAGTCTGCCGTCCGGTTCAATGCCGGGATGACGATGGGTCCGAGCGTGTCGCCCAACGTCTTCAGATCGGCGTCGAGACCTGCGAACACCCGGTTCTGGACACTCTGCTGCACGGCGGTCAGCTGCTCGCGCATGGCCTGGAGCTGTTTGACGAACTTCTGCGCGTTCGGCGCGAGCGCCTCGATCTCCTTGGCCAGCGTCTCCGGCTTCACGCTCGGATCGAACGCGTCCTGGATCGCGTCGGAGACACCGACCATGGCCAGCTTGAGCGTGTTCGTCGCCAGCTGGATCGTCAGGATTCCGGACGTGGCGACGGCCGCGGCGGGGCCGACCTGTTTCACAGCGGCGGCCACCGCGGCAAGCGCGTTGACGGCCTGGCCGCCAGCCACCGTGAGACCCGCCAGAGACGCACCAAACAGGCCGAGCGACCGGCCGCCCCGCAGGTTCAGGTTCCTCGTCGAGCCCTCCAGGGCGTCGATCTGCTCCCGGAAGTGCCGGACACGCTCCTCGTCCAGCTCCACCTGAAGCTGAATCTCCTGGGATCGTTCGACGTCCTGCACGATGAACTGCACGTCGCGCGTGATGTCCCGCAGAGAGTCCGCGAAATCCAGGGCAGCAGTGAGTTCGAGCGGATCAACACCGTTGTTCACGTCTCGGACGACGAGGTCCACGTCCTCGCGCAGGTTGGTGAGCGATTGCCGCAGGTCCAGTGCCGCGTCGACGTCGATCGTCGGATCGGTGCGGTCGACAGCGGCGATCGCCTGGTCGAGCTGGGCCGTCATCGTGTCGACTGCCTGCGCGACGCCCAGCGACGCCTGCACGTCGATCTCATCGGCGCCTGCTTCCAGGGCGTCGATGATGTGCGTCAGCTGCCGCTCCAGATCCGGCAGCGCGCCAGCGGCGGTGACGACGAGGTCGACCTCTGCCTGATTAGCCATCCCTACCCTCCCATCCATCCGGCCAGGGCCTGGTTTACGGCCTCGGGGTCGTCGCCTCCGCTGTCCCCCCACGCGTCCTCGTAGCCCTTGGGCGGGAGGCCGAGTTGGAAGTCGAACCGCATGCGGTCCTGTTCGCTGGCGTTCTGCGTGCACAGGGCATAGGTGGCGGCGCACCATTCGTATGCGGAGCGCTGCCACGGGTCGACGCCGGCCAGGGTCAGACGGCCGAGTAGCTCGGGCTGGGTTGACATGCGGAGCAGCTGTTGGCCTTCCCACCAGCGGCGTCCGGTCACGGTCTCCAGCACGGTGTGTGCGGCTGAGACAACGTTGTCAGGTGTCACGATGCCGTCAATGATCATCCGGCCGACCGTGTCCCGGTCGGCATCCGACAGGAAGCGGATGACATCCATCTCCACACGCACGCTGGTCCATTCCGCTGCCGGACGCCACGCCAAATCGAAGGCCTGGCCCCCGATCACTACCGGAACCGGCCCTCGCGCGAGAGGAGACAAATCACTCGGCATCGGTAGCGGCGACCTGCTTTTCGTTGACCAGCTTCACGAACTCCTTCAGCGTTTCCATCAGGTGCTCGATGGTCACGTCGCCGTCGAGGAACCGCTGCATGATCTGCGCCCACACCGTGGGGCCGGCCGCCGAGGCCAGCCACTTCGTGATGGCCTCCATGGTGAGGAGGCCGCCGGCGCTCATGTGCTTGATGAGGACCATCCGCTTGAAGAGCTCGGCATCGGGCTCGCCGAACTCGTACTCCTCGTCGGCGATCGTCAGCTTGTAAGTGGCGGTGTCGATCGTCTTGTCGTCGTCCATAGCAATAGCCTATCGCTGGGTGATGCTGTAGCCGCGTGCGCGCGCGACATCGGCGAGGGCGCGGTCGAGGAACGGGCGTGCCCGGGTTCCCGGGTGGTGCACGATCCGGGCGAACACGGTCTTCCCGCCGGCCTTGAAGCGCAGGGCCTTCGCCTGCTTCGGCCGGATGATGTGCGGGCGGGTGCCGTCGTTCACCATCGTGGCGTAGTCGACGTCCGAGCCGACCGTCCAGCGCTGCCGAAGCCCGAACGTGGAACGGCGTTCCACCCGGATCGACGCCCGGAGGCGGCCCGTGTCCACGGGGGCCAGCACCTTCGCCCGCGCCACGACTTGCCGGGCAGCGATCTCGCCCTCACTCCGACTCGTCGCCCGAAACGTCCGGTTCAGCGCCGCCCGATCCAGCCGGATCCTCGCCACCCTCGATCACCTCCATCAGCCCCAGCGTCACCCAGCCCAGCACCGGGCCTTCCAGGGGCCCTTCGTGCTCCTCGCCCTGGCGGAACCCATCGAAGCTTGTACGCACCCGCACGCGGGCCATCTTGGTCGTCTTCTTCGCGGCCATCAGCAGCACGCCTCCATCACGATGCTCACAGTGGTTTTGCCGCCGATGCAGTTCGCGTCGGGGCCAACAGGTTCGTACAGGCCGACCGCCACAGGGCCGATCCGCAGGCTGTCGGGATCGTCGAAGGCGCAGCAGATCGCGGCCTCCATGGCCTTCCAGTCGGCATCCAGTTTCATCGCGGACTCGTCCCACTGGGCGGCGGTGATGATCTCGTCAGCGGCTGGGGTGGGAACGCACCGGTAGACGCCGAGCTCCAGCGTGAGGAGCCGTTCGGACATGAAGCATCCGGAGGCGGCCATGCGGTCCGTGGTGTCGCGGATCCCGGAGATGCTGGCGATCCGCACGTAGCCGAGGCCCGTGCAGCACTCGTCCGTCATCGTCGACGCAAGCGGGATGACCTGCTCGCCGGCCCGCAGCATCACCCGGTCCGACGGCACCGGGTACGGATGCGGGGCCTGCAACTGGGTGTTCAGGCAGCCGAGGAGGATCTGCGCGAGCTCCATCGCCTTCGTCACGAGAACCGCCCCCGGTACGTGTCCACCGAGGCCACACGCGACCGCTGGGCGCGGCGAGCCGGGTTAATCGACCTGATCCACAGATCCACGTTCGGCAGGCCTGTCAGGCCTTCCTCGGCGACTGTGGTGGGGTCGACAACCTCGATGTCCACGCCGTTGCGAGACAGGGAAGCCATCTGCTGCGGCAGCGCGCAGTCGGCGCCCACACAGGCCTTCGCGATCTCGCAGGCGAACTCGCCAGCGGCGATCTGCCCGGCCACGGGAAGCGGCCGGCCCGGCTGGTAGGTGATGACGAACGAACCGATCTCACCGGCGTTGACGTTCATGTCCTGGCACTGCGGCCAGCACTCGCCGTCCACGCGCACCAGTCGCGGGATCCCACGCCACGAGTCCAGCCGGTAGGCCGCCGGGTTGAGCTCGATCCCGTCAATAGCGACCGAAGTGACCGAAGCGACGGATGTCGGGAACGGGGTCTCGCAGCTTGCTGCGCAGGTGCAGCCGCCGGTGCAGCCGCAGTTCCGCCACACGCCGGCGTCGACGTACGGGATCATCCACGGGCCACCACCAGCGGCCACGCCGGGCGTTCCGACCGGCCACGTCATGTACCCGGAGCCGCCCGTGCACTTCGGGCCGCACGGCCGGTAGTTCACGGCGCACTGCGCGAACTGCCTTCCGGTGAGGCCGTCGAGGATCGCGACAGCAAGCGTCGTGGCCCGCTGCTGCACCTCCGGGTCGTACGTCGCCCAGTCCGGGCAGCACGTGGTGTCGATGGGCCACTGGCACGGGCCGGGCGGATCGGCCGTGGCGCCGACGCCGAAGTCGATAACGGGCATGATCGTCGTCCCTAGGTGAGCTGCACAGAGATAGCGGGGGCAGTGTCCAAGCCAGCGGGGGTTCCGAACGTGGCAGGCAGGCTGCCGCTGATCCCGGTCTGGATGTAGCTGTTCAGGGCCCCGGTGATCGTCGGTGTCGTCTCGGAGACGATCGGGTCCCACGTGACCCTGGTGGTAAGGCCCAAGTTCACGACGCCGCCCTGCCGGCCGATGACCAGGTAGTAGAGGACCGGCCGGACGGCTGTGGACAGTCCGGTGATCGAGCGGATTCCCGTCACGCCGGCGCCGACGGTGCCGTAGTCGGCGACGAGCGTCGTCGGGAGGATGCCGTCGGAGGCGTACAGGCCGAAGCGGAGGTTTCCGCCGACGAGTGCCAGGGTCACGTTGGCTGCGACTGCGGTGATGGTGCAGGTGCGTCCAGGCCAGAACGGCAGCGCGAACATCTGGTTGACCGGGACGTTCGCTGTTCCGGTGGCGCCGTACGCAGGCAGCCCGTGCCATGCCGTGGAGCGGATGACGGGCAGGTTGCCCTCCGGGCCGACGGTGAGCGGCTGCCCCGACTGGCCGTCGGAGGCCTGCACGCGGTCTCCGACGGAGTCGTACCAGACTTCCCCCTCCGCCGGGGCGCTGGGCGCTGTCGTACGGCCCAACAGGCGGAGGAGGTGGGCCATGCGGTTGCTGGTCACGGGACCGGGATCACCAGGACGCGGTACGAGTTCAGCGCGGGCGCCAGGCCGAAGCCAACCTGCACAGTGTTGGTGTCGACGCGGCGCACATCGACCATGACGTTGTGGTTGGTGGCCTTCTCGAAGACCTGCACCATGACGTCGAGGGTCGCGAAGTTGTGGACGACGTTGTAGGTGAGGGCGGCTCCGTCGCCAACGTCCTGCGCGAAGCCCTGCGCGGCCACGGCAGCGACGGCTGCGGTGAGCTGGTTGACGTTGACCCCGTCAGTTCCGGCAACGCCGGGGGCCATCTCGGTGTTCTTGAAGCCGTTCAGATCGATGTCGTTGAAGAACTGCACTCCGGGCACGGCTACCTCCGCAGGTAGGCGACGCCCGCCACGGGGGCGCCGAAAGTGATGGTGAGGTTGTCGTCGTCCTGATACGCCACGTCGCCGAAAATGATCTCGTCTGCCGTGCCCAGGGTGATTACGGCAGGCTTCGAGTTCAGGCCGTGCGCGATCACCCACGTCGTGGCTGGGGCTGTCTGCTCCCATCGGAACGTGCTGGGCCAGACGTGCGTGAGGTTCGGGTCGAGGTCGACGATCACGTAGAACGCCTGACCGTTGACGTACACCCAATAGTCGCCGTTCTCCACGAAGAACGTCAGGAACCCGGACGCGTCCGTCGGGAGCGGGTTCGGCAGGGGAATCGTGCCTGCCTGGTCCTGGAACAGTGCCGCGTGGATGTTGGAGAATCGGGGGAAGACGTGCGCCATCTGCCCGACGGCGAGCGACTCGTCGGCGAACCAGTACCGCTCAGAGTACGGAGCGAGAGACATGAGCGTCCCTTACCTCGGTAGGGGGTCCTGGTCGGGAGCCGTCGACCAGGACCCCAGCCCAGTTACGGAACCGGCAGTACCGTCGCGCCACACACGGCCGTCGGCAGCGGCGCCGACGTCGTGACAGACCGCAGCACCTCCGTGTCACCGATCGGCGTCGTCAGCGCCGTCAGCGTTGCCGGCGTCACAGCATCCCGCAGCACGTCGTCGTACGGGCCGACACCCCAGTTGCCGCCCACCACCGCACGCGCCGTCCACGTGGCCGTGATGCCGTCGTTCTGCGCCGGCAGCCACTCGCCCCACTGGGCGTCCTTCACCCATGGCAGCAGCCAGTACTGGTACTTCGTGTTCCCGGCCGGGTCGCAGGACTGGCCGGCGATCCCGGACCAGATCTCCAGGCCGAAATTCGCGCTGCCCGTGAGGTCGGTGTCGATGGACCAGCCGACCATGTTCGGGGTGGGCGTGGCGTTGTCGAGGACGAGCGGGTCGCCGGTGATCAGGGAGATCATCGTCGGGTCCCACGTGCACACGTTCAGCGAGATGTCGATCCAGCGGAGCGACACGGCCGACCGGTCGGAGATGCACTCGTCGCCGTTGGCGTTGAGGATCGAGATCTCCTGGGCGTCGGCGTAGTTCGGGGTGAACGTTCCCGTGACCAGGGCCTCAGCGGTCAGCGTCGAGTTCGGGCCGTTGACGACCGTGCCGCACTCGTTCAGCTTCGTGATGCGCATCCTCTTGCCGCGCGACAGCTTGACGCATTCGACAGACATTACTGCTCCTCCTTCTTCGCGCGGCGCCGCGGCCGAGGGGTCGGCTCGGGCACGTTGTTGTACCGGTCGGCGACGTACGGGGCGACGAGGAACTCGGTCCCGCCACGCTGGGTCTGTACGTCAGCCGGATCGTCAGCGACCGCCAGGAGGGCAATCGCGGTCTTCTGGGTCCTGCCGGGCTCCGGGATCACGGTCACCCAATCAGCACGGCTCATGCCGGGAGGCTCACTGTCGAGACGCCCGGAGCAGCCAGCGGGATCTGCACGGCGACCACGTCACCGCACACCCACGTGTGCAGGTACACGGTCTCGGCGAGCGCCTTCCACTGGTTCGCCTGCCGGTCCAGCGTCTGGATGGGATCCGGCTGCCGGACTTCCGTGGCCAGGATGTAGGTCTGCGGCGTGATGAACGCCCACGTGAACCCAGTCGCGGGAGCTACTCCGGCGGGCCCGGTTACTCCGTATCCGGCGCCGAACGACAGGGCCGTGCCGAGCGGCGTCCGGTAGGTGCCGGCTCCGCCAGCGCGGGTCATCATCTGCGCGTAGGCGAGCGCGGCGTAGGCGGCAGTGTTGACGTGCAGGACGCCCGCATAGCCGTGGAGGTCCCAGAACGCCTGCTCCGCAGCCGCTACGGCCGCCCCGGCCCCGGGAGCGCCGGGAACGATGGTGGTGGCGCCTGCGGTCGTGAGGGCCGGTACGCCAGTGATGCCACTGCCGGTCCACATGGTGCTCTCGACGGCATGCTGGGCACCGGCGTTGTACCGCTTCTGTACACGGCGCCGCGCGTCGTCGGCGGACGTGCCGACCGTGCCGCACTGGTACGAGGCGTACAGCCAGTACGGGTTGGCCTCAACGAACTCGACCCCCGTGTCATCGAACACCTTCTCGGCGTGCGGTGGGGCACAGGTGGGGTCGTACGTGAGGACGCCGACGCCGCAGTCCTCCGGATAGAACTGGACCCCGGAAGCCACATACCTGGGGTCGAGCTGCCCGCGTACAGCTGCATCGAACACGCCGTACCGGCGGCTGCCCGGTGCCGGGGTGGGGATCTCCGCTCCGCTCGGGATGATCACTGCCATGTCGTCACCTCCCTTCAATCAAAGGGCCGCCCGCCCGGACGACGGTTGAGCGGGCGGCCCGGATCACGGGGTAGGTCACGCAGCCGGGACGGCGCACGACGTGTACTCCTGGCGCGCGGTCACACCGGACGGGCAGGCCTGGGCGGTGTACATCTTGACCTCGCCGCACGGGTAGATGGGCGCGTAGCCCTCCTCCGTGAAGAGGGCCGTGAAGAGGTTCTGCTTCAGGTTCGTGGAGTCGTACACGTTGGTGAGCGTGACGACGTCCTCGCGGAGCAGCACGATCGCGCCGGCCGGGTAGATCAGGAAGTTCACCGTGGACGGAAGGGCCTGGATCGGCGTGATCGGGGCGGTGATGTCACCGGGGCCCGTCGCAAGGCCGGACTGCGCGTCCTGCCAGTCACGGACGAACTGCGGGCGGATGTTCCGGACCGAGAACCAACGGGCGATCTCCGCCGTGGTCGCGGCCGCGAACGGGTCCGTGTGGTAGCCGTTCCGGCGCGAGATATCCGCACGCCACTGCGCGACGATCCACTGCGGCAGCACGATCTCCAGGACCCGGTTGAAGCCCATCCGCTCGCGGTACCGCATGTCGATCGCGGCGATGTCGACGGCCGCGAGGATCGACGCGACGGCCGACGTGTCCGGCGAGAAACCGGAAGCCGCGGCGCCCTGGCCGGGGATCACGACGGCCGCACCGGCCTGGGTGACGATCTGGGAGATGATGTCGCGGTTGATCTCCACCTCGTGCTTGAGGAGGAGGCCGTCGACGAGGTTGGACACGTTCTCCGGATAGCCGACGTCCTGGAGGAAGCTTCCGGTGATGCAGGTGGCGGCCACGTCCATGCGCCGCTCGGTGAACGTCGGGCACGGCAGCTCGGTGCAGTTCTTCGGGGTGTCCGCGATGACCTGCGCCTCGGTCAGCTTCGTGAAGCTGGTGAGGCCGGCGTCCATGATCTGGCGCCACAGGTAGTCCTTCGAGTACTGCACACCACCGCGAGGGGCGCCCATGGTGGGCAGGTCGATGAACCCGTCCCGCTCCCACAGGGAGCACAGGTCGTAGCGGATCTCCGACGGGGCGCACCAGCCAGCCGCAGCGGTGAGGCTGTTGGACTGGGTGACGCTGTTCTCCCAGGCCTTCATGAGGCTGCCGCCGTCGAGGCGCCGGGGGTCGCGGACTTCCTTGATGAGGCGGGCGTCGGTGTTGCGGTCGCCGGTGATGCGGTGCTCGCGCTCGCGGACGAACTGGCCGAGGGCGCGGTCGGCCTTAACGCCGGGGCTACCGGGGCGGGCGGTTCCGAACTGGCGGAACAGCTTCTGGCTGGCCTCGGTGAGGGCGTGGGAGTCGGTGTCCTCGCCGACGTTCTTGCCCATGACGCCAGCGGCGTCGGAGCTGAAGCGGAGGTACACCTTGTCGCGCCGGGGCTCGGCGGTCGGGGGCGTCTGGGGCATCACGGTCTGGGCGGCCATCTGGGAGACGGACGGGACCTGTGCGGGCGGCGTCTCCACGACGGGCTCCTCGGCCGGGGTCTCGACGGCTGGGGCCGGGATGACCTGTGCCGGGATGGTGAGCTCGGGCGCGTTGGAGAACGCGTCGCGGGCGGCCTGCGTGGCTTCGGCGCGGGTCTTCCGCTCGGCGATCGCGGCGGACAGCTCCTGGAGCTGCGTGGCGAGGCCGGAGAGCTCGTTCGGGTCGGCGTCCGTCTGGGCGGACAGCTCGGCTCCGGCAGTGCGGACGCGCCCGTACTCGGCGAGCAGCTGCTCGTCGGTGGCGTTGGTGATGTCGAAGGAGGCCGGCTCGTTGGGCTCGGGGGTCTCCGGGGTCTGCTCTGCCATGGCGGGTCTCCTTCCGGTCGGCAGAACGACAACAACTCGTCTGCGTCGACCGGCCCACCGCCAGCGTCGAAGCTGTGGTCAGGGTACCGCGAACCGGGCGCCTTGTAATAGGCGCCCGGCTGCTCGGTGTGTTACGCCTTGCGGGCGACAGCCTGGTAGGTGCCGCCCTTCGGGGACTTGGCGAGAAGCTGCCGGACCTTCACCAGGCCGCCGTCCTCATGGGTGACGAAGTCCTCGCCGCCACCCCGATAGGTGACCTTGTAGTCGGTCAGGGTCTTCGCACCACCGCAGTTGCATCCCATGTCAGTCCTCCGTCGTCGCTGCGGCCCACGCCCACCGGGCACGAGCCAGATCACCATCCGGAACCGTCAGTACGAACGACTCCGACGTCTTCGCCTCCTCCAGGCTCCCGGCTACGGGCGTGATGCCGAACGAGCCGATCAGGGCCCGCTGAGCGCCCGCCGCGAAGTGCACCCGCGCACGCGGCACCGGGAACCCGGGCGTGTTCACGCTGCACACGCCGATCAGCTCCAGCGCGCCGCCCACACGTCGCCAGTCGCCGGAGACGGGCGACGACCGGAACACGTCCAGGGCCTCCGGTGTGGCGCCGGGGAGCAGCCAGCCGGCGACCCAGATGCCGTGCTCGTCCTCGCCTGCGACGACGCGGGCGACGGCTGCGCTGGGGTCGTCGTAGTGCTCCTGCGCGGCGCGGAAGGCGAGTTGGGCGTCGGCGTGCCGGGGTCCGGCTACGAGCGTCCCTACGGGCAGTACGGAGCCGTCCTGGGTGCGCTGCTCGGCCACGTGGAAGTACGTGTAGCCCGTGGGCGACGACGGCGGGGTGACGCAGCCGGGCATCCCGACGTGGCAGGTCGACCAGCCTGCGATGTGCCCGAAGACGCGGCCCGTGTCGGTGATGGTGAGCGGGGTGAGCTGGTCGACGTCCGGCCGCTGGAACCAGTCGGCCGGGGGCAGCTGTTCGGGCGCGGCCGATGCCCACATGGCGTCCATGAGGGCAGGTTCCGGCGCGCCTACAGGTTCGGCGGGGAGCGGGTCGAGGGTGATGGACACGTCCGCGAATGCCGGGATGCTGACCAGCGTCGCGCCCGCGATCCGCCACTGCGTGATGATCAGCCGCTCGGCATCGTCCATCACGTACTCGATGTCGTCGAGGTCCACCGACGGGCCGACGACTCCGGCCTCCAGCTGCTCGGTGACCGAGTACGGGATGTCCTCCAGCATGCTGCCGGTGGCGGTGACCATGCCGTCCGCGATCCGCAGCGTCTCGATCCGCCCGACGACGCGGGAGCCGCCGTGGCCGTCGTCGGACAGCTCCTGCCACATCAGCGGCAACGGCAGGTCGCGGGACGAGCCGCCTGCCGGGTCGATGATGCGGCCGTCACCGGTGGGCACACCCAGCCGGGCCAGCACCGCACTCCATGTCCTAGCCATCGGAGTCCTCCTCCAGTTCGGGGAACGCCAGGGACAGCGTCACCTCAGCGGGCCCGGTCTGTTCCACCTGGATGGGGATGAACCCTCCATCCATCTCCATCCATGCTGTGCTGTCGCTCATGGGTCCTGCCTATCTGTCCAGTCGATCTCTTCGCCGAGTACCACCGGGATCAAGCTGCACCGGCAGTTGATGACCTCCCCAGCAGGGCCGCGAGGGTCACCGGGGTAGAGGAGCTGCGCAGAGCCGACCCGGAAGGGCTCACTGAGCAGCGTGCGCTGCTTGTCCGCCTCCCGATGCGTGTCCCGCGTCCTGGGGTCGGCCGTCGCGATCCACTGCTTGAACGGCGCCGGATCCCCCCTGCTTTCGGCATCCAGCTGCGCGCTGCGGTACACCCCGGCATTCACGGCCGCCAGCGTCTCCGTCCGGGCCACCGTCACCGCCCGGTTCGGCCACCGCTCCGACCCCGTTGCAGTCAGGACGGTGCTCACCCGAGCCGCGATATCCGGGATCGACTCCTGCTCCCGAATCCCCCGCTCCAACTCGGCAACGATCAGCCCGTACACCTCGTCCGGCAGGCGCACGAGCCGGTTGCCGGCCTCGTTCAGGTACGACGACACCCACGTGTCCGCCTCCGGTACCCCCTGCCGGCGCACACGGCGTGCTGCCCGATGCAGGATTCCGGACACGACCGGCATGACCTCGACGTCGACCTGCTCCGTCCAGAACCCGATGTGGTCAGAGACCCGGCCGGGATCGACCGTGTCGCCTCGAACGACAGCAGGGCGGACGCGGTCGAGCCAGCGCGTCAGGGAACGGAACCATGTCCGTGCCACGCGCTGCTCGCCCTCGCGGATGAACGCCTCCGCTCTCAGGCGTTGGGGGAGCCCGTCATCGGGTGGCAACGTTGTCACCGGTGAACCCCGGTCAACACCAGGGAGAGACGCTCACGCAGCCGCTCACGGTCGTGGAGTGCGCCCTCGTCCAGGAGCGCGCGGGTGTACTCGGTGAGCAGCATGTTGAACAGGCCGGGTGAGACGCCGAACGCGTCAGCCACGGGCTTGACGAACTGGAAGGAGCCATCCAGCAGTTCGCCCCGTCCTGCGGCCGCAATAACCGTGTGCAGCTCGTGCTTAGGCGTTGAGGAGAACTGCCCGCGGTTCTCGCGCGTGATCAGGCGGCCGCCCGCCCGCGACAGAGCGTCAAAAACGAGCAGCTCGGCCGCCGCCGTCAGCCCGTCCGGTACGCCGTCCGGCTGCGGTTCGTCGTTCTGCGTCGCCGGAAGCGCCCGCTGATCCGGCGACGGCGGCACCGGCGCCGTCTCGGCCGCCGACGCCTGCGCAGCAGCAAGCTCCGGCATCCCCAGTGTCTCCGCCACACCCGGCTCCGACAGGATCGCAGGCGACGACGACACCCACTTCTCCAGCAGACGCCGTTCCCGCTCCGCCGCGTCGGGCATGGCGTCCAGCGGTACACCGTTCTCCGCCAGCATGTACTCGTCGGAGATCAGGACCCGGTCGTACAGGTCCCGCAGGTTCTCGGTGTCGTCCGGGCGGGCCACAATGTTCGTGGTGTCCCACCCGATCTCATAGCGGGCCGCCTGGTCCGGGCTCATGCCCATCGCGACGAGCGCAGGCCGGTACCACTGCTCCGTCAGCGCATCCCCGAGCTCACGCAACAGCGGCTCGATGAAGATCTTGTAGGTGGATTCCTCGACCTGCCATGCCGACCAGTGGTTCGACTCGCCCTGCGTGCCGGCCGCCACGTCCTTCGGCATGTCCAGCGTCGAAGCAAGCCGAGCGAGGGCCTTGTCGCGGAGGTCGTCCAGGCCCTGCACGAACTCGGTGGTCGGCGACACGAATGCCACCGCGCCACCGCTCGCGATCATCTCGGTAGGCGCGTTCAGCCCTAGCGGGACAATCGCCGCTGGCGTGCCGGGCTGCTGGACGGACGCCTCGGCAGCGGCAAGCACCTCGTCCATCAGGGCAAGCGCGGACGTCTCGTGGTCGCCTCGGGGGAAGTCGAGCTCATCGGCCAGCAGCATGATCGGGGCGAGCGCGATTCGGGAGTTGAGCTGGGCGGCGATGGTTTGGGAGCAGCGCTCGATCTCGTGGCAGATCGGCAGGGCCGGGCGTACGGCACTGTCGGCCTGGATGAAGTCGGCGGGGTGCGGGGACCAGATCCGGAAGAGACGGCTGCCAGCGTCGAGGGGGACGTCGACGCCGAGCTTCGGGTCCCGGTACTCCCAGGACGCGTTCGCGCCGGTGCCCTTCGTCTTCACCTGCGACGGCGGCAGCACGATCCACTCATCCGGCTTTCCGGTACCACGGGGCCGGACGATGACCCAGGCCTCGCCAGGGACCTGCCAGCAAAGGGCGAGCACCTTCAGCAGCGTGGCCCGCTTGGCGGCTCCCCCGAGGACCAACGCTGCGGCCTGGATGGCTTTCGGGTTCTCCGAGGGGCCGGTGGGTTTGCCGGTGGCGGGGTCGAGCTCGGTGGCGTGGATGTCGGCCTGGGAGACGGCGTTCGCGATCCACACGAGCGGGCCGCGGAGCTCGCCGATGACGTCGTAGTAGTACCAGCCCTGCTTCTGCCAGTCCGAGTTGGCGTTCTGCTTCCGTGCCCGGTTGGCGATTGTCACGCCAGGCCCGGCCATCGGCATAGCCGCGGCCGTAATGGTGCGGGGGGTAATGGAGGCGTCCGGCTGCTCGGGGAGCAGCGGGCCGTCCTTGGTACGCCTGCGGAAAATCGCCATCAGTCCTCGCCCTCCCGGGACGCCAGGTAGCCGGTCACGTACGAGAAGGCGAACGCGAGCGCCGGCGCCCACGCCCACTCCCACCAGCCCGCCCACGCCCCGCCCGAGGCGGCGAGGGTGCCGGTGTAGACGCTGACGCACCAGTCGCACACCACGAGGTAGGCGAGGAGCCCGTCCTCGGGGAGGGCGCGCAGGACGGCCCGGCGGGGCGCGGCGAGGATGCGGTCGCGGGTGATGAGGCGGGTGACGCGGGCGGTAGCCAGCGCCATCACCACCACGATCAGAAGCGGATAGGTGTCCATTTCCATCCCATCATGCCGCCTTACGGCGTGCTTTGAGTGCCGGATGCTGCCCGGGGACCCGCCCGGCGCGGCGTGCTGCGGTGTGCGGGTTGACGAGCTCGGTGCGTGTGCCGCGGTCTCGCTTCATCTGGTAGGTGATGGCGTGAACTTCGGCGTCGACCCGGTCCGGGCTGTTCGGGGACTCCTCGGGGATCCACGTCGTCAACTGGTCCTCCAGCTCGGGCAGGGAGCCGACGTGGTGGACGCGGCCCTGCTCGTACAGCATCGCCACAGGCTGGGCGCGGAGCTTCTTGCCCTTGGAGGCGTTGACGCGGCGGATCGGCGGCGGAGTCGTCTCCCCGGGATGGAGGTCGCGCCAGACACGCTTCAGGACTTCCTCCAGCCAGTCCTTGGGCCCGTTGTCCTCGACGACGATGTAGGAGGCGCCGTGCTCCTCCAACAGCGCGTAAGCGGCCCTGGCGGCTTGGTCCGGGGTGCGTTTCGCGGAGGCGTCCGCGAGGACGTAGTGGTGCTGGTCCACACCCCATCCGGTCACGACAAGGCCGGTCTCGTCACCTGCGCCGGTGCCTGCGGGGTCCATGCCGACGGCCATCGAGATCAGCTCCGGCACATCGGCCGGTGTCACCCGGCTCCGGTCGATCAGCGCACGGGCCACCAGGGCGCCCGGGAGGTCCTCAAGGACCTCGGCGTCCAGCTCCTGCCGGCCGAGCGTTGTGCCCTCGTATTTGGCGAGCACGGCCCGCTTGAACGTGTCGGCCAGGTTCGACAGGTTGTCGTATGTTGAGCCACGGACCACCGCGCTGCGTGGGTCCTTCAACAGCTGCTTGATCAGCGGCAGAGGCCGCGGGGTGGTCGTGATGCAGATGCGGGGATGGTCGCCGAGGCGCATGCCCATCTGCGCCATGTCCCACGCGTACTGGAGGTAACGCCAGGCTGCGAGTTCGTCGAACCATCCGTAGTGGTGCTGCGGTCCGCGCAGTCGGTCGGGTTCGTCGGCGGAGTAGCAGACCTGGATGGCACCGTTGGGGTAGACGAGACGCCGCTTGGAGGGCTGGTAGTCGGGGCGAAACGTCGCGGGCGCGGAGGCGAGGATCCCGGACTCGCCCTCGACGAGGATGTCCCGGGTATCCGCCGCCGTCGGGCCGATGAGCGCCCCACGCTCGAGGTGGCGGGCCTGCTCGATAACCCACTCGGCGCCGGTGCGGGTCTTGCCCCAGCCGCGGCCAGCAAGCGCGAGCCACACGTCCCAGTCGTCCCCAGTCGGGGGGCGCTGCGCGGCGCGGGAGTGGCGGCCTGGACGCCCGGGATGGGGCTGCCCGTCGCAGTCGGGGATGTCGCACAGCCACGGGACCTTGCCTGCCTCGAGGTCGAGGACGCGCTTCTCTAGCCCCTCGTTGAACTCCTCGAGTTCAGCGGGGGAGAGACTTGCAAGGTCCGCCTCGGTGATCACGGCTGGTTGGCCCTGTCGAGGCGGGCAAGGAGCTCCTTGGCCTTGTCGCGTGCGGCTGAGGTCTTGGGGTCGTCCTTCAGCCGGAAAGCGTGCTCCTCGAGACGAATCATGGCCAGAACAAACTGTGAGTAGTTCGCAGGAGGAATGGCACGGCCAAGTACGAACTCCTGAAGCATGGTGACGGCGTACCCGCGCATCTGGCCTGCCAGCTCGAGGTCTTCGTCTCGAGCGGATGCCATCTGGTCGGCAATGCCATCGGTCTCCCGGGTGGCGATGAACTGGTCGTGGGCGATGCTTCGGGCAACCCAGTCGTGGCGCTTGGAGAGTTCCTGAGCGGAGTCGCGGCTGATGCCGACGGCTTCGGCGGCCGCAGTGATGGTGCGGCGGGGGCCTTGGCGCAGGTAAGCCTGGAACGCGTCGTAGGCGCGCCCGCGTTCGGTCTCGCGGCGCACCCACGGGTACGGCTCGTCGGTCATGGCTGCTCCTTCCGGCATCCGAAGTAGGTCACGTTCTGGTAGTCGAAGGTGGTGCCGACGTAGCCGATAGGGCAGGCTTCGGCCGGTTCACCCTTGTCACCTTGGGGTCCGGTCGGTCCTGGCGCGCCACTCGGGCCGGGCGCCCCGCTCGGGCCGGGAGGGCCCGATGGTCCCGGCGCTCCCGACGGACCGATTGCCCCGGGTGCTCCAGCAGGCCCCGCAACTCCAGGAGGGCCCGGCGAACCCGTCGGGCCCGGAGACCCAGAGGGACCAGACGGGCCAGGGGAACCGTCCACTCCTCGCGCGCCATCTCGTCCGTCCTTTCCGTCACGTCCGGGGATGCCTGGGGTGCCGTCCCTTCCGTCCTCGCCTGCCGGGCCAACGACCGGAGTTCCGCCTAGCTCACGTACTTGCCGGGCGAGCGCCGCCCGGTCCGCTTCCAGTCGGTCCACGCGATCGGATACGCCTCGTGCGTACGCCAGCCCTGCTCCCATGGCCATGGCCAGGGCGAGCACGCAGCCCAGCCACGTCAGGTTCTTCCGAACGGTTCGCTTCACGGCCGCACCCCCAAGGCGACTGCGGCCAGCACCACCAGCAGTGGCAGGGCGAACGCGGACACGATGAGCCGCACCCACGTCTGCCGGCTTTCCTCCAAGGCCGTTACGCGCCGCTCCAGCGCCTTTTCCCTCACGTCGTACATCTCCTTGGTGAGGTAGGAGACTTGCGCGTCGCGGATGGCGCGTACGTCGGATTGGACGTCGCGTAGCAGCTCGCCGAGTGTCGGCTCATCGATCGGGCTCACTCACAGGGCCCAGGACAAGCCCTGCACTCGGGCGTACTCCAGGATGGCCGTGTGGCCTTGGGCGGTGACCTCGATGGCGAGGCGGCTGTCGGCGGTGATGCGGCCGGTGAGGTTGATGGTGCGCTTGACGAGGCTGGAGCCGTCGCCGCGGCCGTCGACCTCGACAGCACCACCAGGAACGGGGGTGCCTCCGGCGGCCGGGATGTTGAGGGTGCGGACGGACAGGTAGTCGTCGCGGGCGAGGCCGCTGAACTCCAGGTCGACCTGGAGGGTGTAGGTGGCGCCCTGGAGGAACGTGGAGCCGCCGTCGCCGTGCTGCCCAGGGCCGTCGGACGGTTCGGACGTCCAGTAGATGGTGGTGGGGATCCCGTTGATGAGGTTGAGGTCTTCGGCGCGGGTGAGCCAGGTCAGGCGGGGGTCCACGGTGTCTCCGGCGGGGGTAGTGGGGGCGGGGGGCTTCGGGGTGGTGGTGCCGGGCGTCCAGGACGCGGGATGGGCGAGCCGGTCGGCGATCCGCTGGCGCAGGCCAGGCATGCTGACAACGTTGTCGGGCCCCTTGGGATCGTCCTTCCAATCCGACCACTCCTTGTGGCCAATCGTCGACTTGGCTGTCCACTTGTGTGCCCGGCACAGGGCCGCCGACACGCGGACCATCGCCTCGACCTGCACGGCGGGCCACGGGTCGCGGCCGTCGCCCTGGTTCTCGCACTCCCAGCCGTAGAAGTGCGCGTTGCCGTCGACGGCTCCGGCGCTGCCCTGGTGCTCGGTCGGGGCTGGCGGACGGACGCCGTACGACTCGGCCTTGACCGCGGCGAGGACGTTCGGGTCGCCGCCGCCGGCGTGGTTGGCGCGGCCGTTGCCGACGAGGTGGACGGTGCCGTCACGCCGGATGACGCCGTGACAGAGGGGGCCGGGGAGGTCGCTGAGGCCGTCGAAGCACATGGCGACGGCGGACATGGTCTTGGGGGTGACGGTGTGGTGGAGCATGGTGCCGTTCATGGCGCCCCAGGCGCCGCGGCTGTTGCGGTTGTTGGTGCGCCACCCGGGTACCTCGATGACCTTCACCCCCTCGGCGCGGAGGGCGGCTATCAGTTGGTCGGCGGTAAGCGGCGTAGCCATATGGAGCCCCTTTCATCGGCTGACCCCAGGATATGCAGAAGACCCCAGTCCGGGGGGTTGACTGGGGTCTTCGCGCGCCGCCCGCCTTAAGCCGCCATCACGGGTGTCGAGGTTTCCCACCGACAGACGAGTATCCGCACCGGTATCGAGTATGCACCCAAGTGCGGTCAGTCGGTGCGCTATCCGACGTTTCCGCGAATCCCGTCGCCGAACAGACCGTTCGTGTACGTCACGTACTTGGGGACGAACTTGCCCTTCCCGGTGATGACGCCGGTGATGTTCTCGCCGGGCGCGAGGTCGACGGTGGCGATCTGCTGGTCGTCAACACCGAGCTCGGCCGTGTGCTTCGTACCGCTGGTGTCGGTGATCGTGAAGTACAGGGGGTTGATGCTGGTCGGCGTCTCCCCGCCGTTGGTCACCGTGACCTTGACGCTCGTGTAGACGGTGGTGCCGTTGTGGAGCACGGACGGGCTGAACGTGGTGGCCTTCGCCGTCACGGTCACCGGGGCCTTCTCAACGGGCTGGGTGGTGGCCGGCGCCGTGGTGGGTGTGGTTGTGGCGCGGGGGCTGCCCGCGGGGCGCGGCTTGTCGCTGGCGTTGTCGCTGCTGGTGCTGAAGACGGCGACGATGATGCCGAGGAGGATGACCAGGCCGAGGATGCCTGCGCCGATGATGGCGGCGATGGCGCAGCCGTTCATGCCCTTCTTCTGGGGCGGGGGCGGGCCCCAGGTGGGCTGGGGTGGGCCGTACTGCGGCTGGCTCATGGTGGGCTCCTGGTGATGCTGTGACAATCAGGTGAACCTACCGTCCAGGGGCCGGGGTGGGGAGGGGCATGAGGAAGCCCCACCTCCCGACGTGTCAGGTGGTGGGGCTCTGGCTCACGCATCGACGTGGTCAGCGGTCTGCCAGCATCCAGGATCAGTGGATGTCCGGTCCGAGTAGCTGCGGGCAGCCATGCCGCAAAGCTCGGGTGTGATGGTCCTACGGTACGCGCGGGCACTGACAACAGTGGGGCTACTGCTTCTGCGGCGTGCCGGGGGTGGGTTTGTCGGCGGGTTTGACCCAGCCGCCTCGGCTGCTGCTGTACACGGTCTGGTGGCCCTTCAGGCGGGGGTCGTCGGGTGCGGGCTTGGGCTGGCGGAGTGCCATGGCGGGCCTCCTCAGGCCTTGATGGTGTGGTGGCGGCGCTGGGTTTCGGCGGGGTCGTAGTACGTGGCTCCGTAGTCGCTGCGCTGTACACGCAACCCCTTCTCGGGCCCCTCTTCCGTCTCGTTGTTGGTGTTGGCGTTGGCAGCGTGACCTGCACAAACACAGCCGCCAGAAGGGGTGCCGCTCTCGGGGAGAGGGGCCGGGATGTCGCCGTGGTGGACGCCGGGCCCGTTACCGCCCGGGGTGCGTACCCCTCGCTTGACGGGGATGCCGGCCTCGTCGAGGAGTGCGCGGACTGCCTTCGTGTCGGGCAGCCCGGCGGCCTCCTGGAGCTGGGTCAGGCGGACGTGCTGGCCGCCCTCGCTGAGCTGCTGGAGGACGGCCACAATGTCGACGGGCTCCTGCTCGTCCGCATCGGTCTCGTCGGCGTTCTGGCGGCGCCCAGCGGCCCACGTACGGGCCCGCTGCACTCCCGCCGCAGTGATGAGCCCCGCCACGTAGTACCCGGTCTCAGGAACGGCGACGGCGATCGTTCCGGCCGTGCCGATGGCGATGACGGCCAGGCAGCCGGCCGCAACGCGCTCCTTGCGCTGCTCCCCCGCGGCGGGCTGCTGGTCTTCGGTCTGCTGGGCGGTCATCAGAAGTAGCTCGTGAAGATGGCGCCAGCAGCGTTCGTGGCGGAGCCGAGGGGGATGGCCGCAATGCCTGCAACGGTGCCGGAGAGGGCGAGGAGGGCCCCGGCAAGAGCGCCGGCGGCGAGCTTGCCGCGTGGGATCTTCTTGCCGCCCCAGGCGAGGAGGCAGACGAAGACGACGGTGAGGAGGAACAGGATCACGTAGCCGCCGGGTTCGATGGCGATGGGGACGGCTCGGGTGACGTTGCGGTCGGTTCCTCCGACTCCCCAGACGAGGCCGACGTATCCGGCGAGGTTGCCTGCCCAGATGGCCAGCCAGGCGACGGCGCCGAGGGCGGAGACGGAGTTGTAGGCAGAGATGGCGGCGAGCATCCCGTAGAGGAGGGCAAAGACGAACGGGATCAGGGCAATCCAGCTCCGGCCTTCTTTGAGCCACCAGCGGACGACGAAGGCGGCGATGACGGCGAACCCAACGGCAATCCCGCCGAGGCTGATCACGGTGTACGGCATCAGTTGTATCCCCCAGTCAGGCGGCGGGCTTTGCGGACGGCGGCGGCCACGGATTCCTTCTCGGCGCTCGGGAGGATCGCGAGAATCGCTCGGGTGGCATCTCGGTTATCGGGGTGGATCGCGACTTGCTCGCGGGCGAGATCGGCGATGCTCTTCTGCTCGCGATCGGTGTTCGTGCTGGTCGCGGGCGGGTCGGCGGGGATGCTGGTGAACAGGGAGCCGAGTTTGCTCGCGCCGGCGATCGGGGTCTGCTCGGGGGTGATCGGGGCGATCGCGATCGGTGTTCGGCGGCCGATCTCGGCTCGCATCTCCAGCCTGTCGAGGGTGATCTCGAAGTCGGCGCGGTCGCGGGCGGCGGTGATCCTGGCCTCCTGCCGGATGCGCTCGATCACCGCGTTCGCTTCCTGCTGGACGAGGTCGCGCTGCGCCCCGTTGAGACGGGACTGGCGTTCGCCCTCGCGGATGACGTCGTTGATTTCGGCCTCCTGCTCGGCCGTGAGCGCGGCGGGGTCGCGCATGGCGAGGAGGGCGAACTGGGCGACGGTCTTGCCAACGAGGACAACGAACGGGCCGGCGATGGCCTGGCCGAGGTCGTGGGCGAGGGCGCCGTGGAGGACGAGGAGCGCGCCGACCATGAGGGCGATGGCCCAGCCCGCGATGGTGGCATAGCGGCCGCCGAGCCCGCGGTGTTCGGCCCACATGACGGTGATCCAGCCGATGTCGCCGGCGAGGGCGACGGAGAGGCCGAACCAGCCGCTGTTGATGAGGTCGGTGATGGCGTAGCCGGACCAGATGAGGGAGAGGCCGGCGAGGGCGTATGCGCCGTAGAGGATGGGGGGCGCGCTGGGCTGGCGCAGGTTCATCGGTTCCTCTGCTTGTCCATCTCGGCGCGGATGGGGGCGGCGTTGGTGTAGTCGCGGGCGCAGTCGGCGTGGGTGGTGGGGGTGGCGAAGATGGGGTTGTCCCGCGGGGTGTAGTCGGGCTCGGGGGCGGGTTCGTAGGTGGGGGTGTCCATCAGGCGCTCCACGAGGTCTTGTGGAGCCAGAGGGCGTACTCGCCGCGGGTGACGGCCTTGCCGTCGACGAACGGCATGCGGCGGAGCAGCTGGCGTTCCAGCTCGACGGTTGCGTCGATGTCGTGGGGGTGGGTCGTGTTGGCGTAGTCGCGGGCGGCGGCGTGGCGCTGGTAGGCGTCCATGAGGCGGCCGGGCTCGGTGTGGGTGAGCTCGTGGGCGATGTGGCGGAGGCCGTCGCGGATGGAGGCGTCGAGACGGACGCGACGCAGGGCTTCGTCGGCTTCGGGCTGGCTTGTACGCTCGGGCATGGCCTTCTCCTGTCGTGTGCAGGGGTGGGCTGGCCCCGGTCGGGCTCTGACACACCGACCGGGGCCGTCTTGCATCAGCAGTGCTGACTGCTTGCTGCCAATGTATGGGAGCCCATACACTCGGCGCAAGCGGCATGCCTAAGAAAGGGATGGCGTGACCGAGGAGCCGATCGAAGAGGAGGCGCAGCGCGTGTTCGATGCCCTTGATGCAGTCGAGGAGATGGGCGACCCCGTGGCGCGGGCGCGCGTGATTGGGCGCTTGCTCAAGGATCACGTGGGGCGCAACAAGCGGTTCACGGAGTACCGCCGGCAGGTTGTGCTGGAGATGCGGGCGCAGGATCCGCCGGTGCCTTATCGCCGAATCGCGGCCGAGCTGGGTGTGTCCCTGGGTACGGTGCAGGACATTGAGCGTGGGTCGGCTCGTTGGTCGTCTCGTAGGGATAAGGCGGATCCTCCAGCTTCCGAGTAGCGCAAAGCCCCCGTTCCGGTTGATTCCGGACGGGGGCTTTGTCGTGTCTGGGGGTTGTGCGGGGGTCTGTCGGTCAGCGGGGGTCGGGGTTGGTGTGGGCGTCAAGGGCGCGGAGGGTTGGGCACGGGTGCGGCTGGGGTGGGTTGTCGGTGCTGTCGTCGGCGTAGCCGGAGCAGTGGCCGCAGATCGTCTGGCCGTCGTACTCAACGGGGCGGTGGAGGGCGCGGACGGCGTTGAGGGCGGCCTCGGCCCGTCCGGCGCGCTGCTGCTGTTCGTCGCGTTCGGTGGTCCGCTTGGCCTCGGTTGCTCGTGCGTCTTGGGCGAGGCGCTTCCACCAGGCCAGGTCGGCGTACAGCTGTCCGATGCCGTCGCGGAGCCGCTGGGCTTCGGCGCTGGTCAAGCCGCCGTGGTGTTCGGCGCGGTCGACGAGGTTGCGGAGGGGGTCCGTCGTCGGCTGGGTCACTGATCGCCCCTCTCCTGCTGGTACCAAGCGCCGGGGGTGTACTTGTCGTCCCGGTGCGGCATGGCGATCGGGCCTCGGCGGAGGCTGTAGCCGATGACCTGGCCGGGCTGCATGTGCGGGTTGCCCTTCGACTCGTAGCCGCAGCTTCCACCGCAGGCGTCGCCTTCGTGGCGGCCGTGCTCGCATCGGTCGAGGTCGCCGATCAGTCCAGCCCAGGGGCAGGTGGCGTCCGTGTGCTCGGGGGCGGCGGCCGTCTGGTCGGTGCGTGCGAGGGCGTGCTCGATGCCCGCGATGGCGGCGGTGACCTTGGCGTGGAGCGGGGAGTAGAACACCTCGGCGGCGCAGTGCAGGGCGGCGTTGGCCTGGGCGTGGGCAGCAAGGTGGGACTGGGCGTCGATGAGAGCGGCGCGGGCTTTCTCCAACTCGCGGCGGAGGTCGGTGATGGTCTGCTGGGTCACAGGTACTCCCCGTGGGTCGGGACGGTGTCGACGGGCCGTTCGTCGGCCTGGTCGTCGGCGTGGGTGTAGGGGTGGCGGGGCGGGGCCGGCTTGCTGCCGGGCTCGGGCTGGGTCATCGGCTGGTCTCCTCGTCGGCCATGCGGTCGAGGCGGGCGGCGATCTCCTGGGCGCTGAAGCCGTCGCGGCTGAGCTGGCGGCCGAGCTCGGCGGCTTCGCGGAGGACGGCGGCGCGGGTGATGGCCGGCTGGGTGTCGGACAACCCGGCGGCGGGGGCGGGCAGGTCGCCGAGGCCCCAGCGGAGCGGGGTGGGGTCGTCGGTGGTGGTCGGGTCCGGCTCGTTGACGGGGATGAGGACGTCGCGTCCGCACTCGTTCGGTCCAGGGCGTCCCCAGGCGCAGATACCTCCGCCGGGGAGGTCGTCAGCGGTGAGCGGAGTCATGCCAGACCAGCCGTTGCCGTGCTCACGGCAGAGGAGGACGTTGGGGCGGCAGTTGTCTCGGTACGCGATGACCTCGGGGTCATCAACGGTGGCCCTGCGTCGAGGGCTGGCGGCCTGCTCGTCCTCGATGGTCGGGGGGTTGATGCGGAGGGCGTGCAGGACAGCGGCGAGGACGGTTCCGGGGTCGGCGTCCTCGGCTCCGGTGGCGCCTTCGATGGCGTGCCAAGCGCGGTCGTGCTCCAGCGGTGTGAGGGCGCGGGCGGTCGGGCCCGGCTGCTGTCCGGTCTGGCGGGCGGCGTCCCGGGTGTCGGCGTCAATGGCGTCCAGGACGGCGTTGACGGCGACCTGGCGGGCGGTGAAGGGCAGCCAGTGGCCGGAGTGGTTGATGGCGCTGCCGAGGGCGTTGAAGGCGAGTGCGTGGCGTCGGTCGGGGGCTTGGGTGTCCGGCTCGATCTTGTGGCCGAGGGCGATGCGGATCTCGCGCATCGTCATCGCGGGGCGGGCGGGCTGCTCGGTCATGGCGTGTCCTTCTGGGTGTGTGGTGGCGGGACGGGTTAGGCGGGTGTGATGGTCCAGCCGCTGCTGGCGAGGTACATGCCGGCGCGGAGGGCGCGGTCGTGGTCGTTTTCGCCGAGGGTGGTGGCGTCTTGTTCGGCTGCTTCGAGTACGGCGATGGCGGCGAGGGGGATGGCGGTCTGCCCGGGGACGGGGTCCGGGGCCGGGGTGTCGAGGAGGGCGCGGGTGGCGGCCAGGCGCCCGGCCGGCGTCACGCGGCGGTCCACTGCTGGCCGCTGGCTGCCCGCTGTTCGGCCTCGGCGGCGATGTCGATGAGGGCGGCGCGGATGGGGCTGGTGTTGATGGCGCCGTTCCACTCGAGCGGGGGAATGCGTCCGTTCCACGGGTCTTGGCCGAGGAGGCGGAGGCGGTCGACGAGGTCGGGGTGGCGGTAGACGAGGCGCTTCCGGTTGGCGTTGGCTGCGGCTTCGGTCTCGCGGGCCTGCTTCAGGAACTCGCCAAGGTCGCCTTGCTGGCGGAGGGCGGCGATGTCGCGGACGTCGACGTCGGTCACGACTGCTCCTTGGTGTTCGGGTACGGGTTCGCCTCCAGGAAGGCGCGGTTCAGCTCGGTTGCCTCGTCGGTGTTGCTGAGGTGGTTGGTGGAGAGGTGCTGGCGGGCGGTGCGTTCGTCGTCGGTGGTGAGGCGGATGGGTTCGCCGGCGGCTGCTCGGCGGCGGGCGGGGTGGGGTGCGCGGGGCTTGCGGCGCCAGGAGGACTTGCAGGGGCGGCCGATGGCTGCGTTGCAGTCGGGGCAGATGACGCCCAGGGGGCCCGTGGCGCGGCGTTCGACGGTCGGGCGGGGCTCGGTGCCGCCGGTGGCGTCTACGGCCTGCACGCTGCCGCTGAGGAGTTCGGCCATGCTGCGGTGCGGTCCGCCCTCGAGCATCGGCACCGTGGACGGCGCGGGCACGGCGCCGGACGCGACGGCCTCGAGCTGGCCGCGGTACCGGGCGAGGTACTCGAGCGGGGTCTCGTCGGGGTTGCCTTCGTAGGCGAAGTTCTCGAGGCGTTCGGCTCGGATCTTGGCGCGGAGGTCGCGGACGTGGTGCGGCATGATCCACAGCCGGGTGTCCGGGTCCTTCGGGGTGGTCGAGTAGTAGCGGACGACCGCGTCCTTGGCGTCCTGGTCGAACGGGATGTTCTTCAGGGCTGCGGACCAGGCCTGGGCGGCCAGTTCGGACGGCTGCCGGTTGTCGAACCCGCAGCAGATGGCCAGAAGCTGGGCGGCTTCGGAGACGTTCACGTGTGGTCCTAGAGGTCGTTGGCGTACTTGGCGCCGAGGGCGAGCCATCCGGCTGCCTTGGCGTCGGTGCCGGTGAGCTGGTGGACGGGGGCGAGGTCGGGTGTGCCGGGTGCGGCAGCGTCGGGGAGCTTGCGCCAGGCCGGCAGGAAGTAGCGGCCGGAGCGGGGCTGTACGCGGGCGCCTTGCCAGCTACCTCGGGCGGAGGTGACGAGGGCCGTGATGCCGCAGCGGGCGATGAGGGCTTCGATGAGGAACCACTCGTCGGGGCGGAGGTCCCAGCCGACGAAGAGCTGTGCGGCCTGGAGGGCGGTGACGAGGGGTTCGCAGTTGGCGGGGATGCGGGGGCGGTCGCCGATGTGCGTCAGAGATGCGCCGGGGGGCTGTCCCTCTGTCTTACTAACGTCTTCCTTCTCCTTCTCTGAAGGAGAAGGAAGGACGGGACGGGACGGGGCGCCGTTACTAACGGCGTTACGAATCTCGTTGGCCTGCGAAGATGACTGATTCTCGGGACCGGTTCGCTGCGCGTTCGTGTCGCCGTCGTGTCGCCGTCGTGCTTCCGTCGTGTCGCCGGAGGTCAAATCCGGGTTGGGCGTAACGGCGTTACGGTCAGCGTTACGCTTCGCCTCCCGTTCGGCTTTCTTCCGGTCGCGCCAGGCCTGCTGCCGAGCCGCGTTCGCTTCCCGCTCGGCCTTCACCTTGGCGCGGTCCGGGTTGTACTCGAGGTAGTCGTGGATGGCCCAGCCCGCCTCGACCCGGTCCCACAGGCCGGCCGCCTCGAGCTCTGCCGCCACGGTCTTCGGGCCGCGGACTCGAGCGATGAGGGGAAGTTCCTTCTCGAGGATGCGGCCTTCGGTGAGGTTCTCGGAGGACCAGCAGAGCGCGGAGACGTACAGCCGGAAGGCCCGGTCGGACAGCAGCGCGACCTTGCGGTGCGACGGGAAGCGGTCGTCGAGTCGGACCCACGGCATGTGCGGCTTCTTCCTGGAGTGCGGGAGGGTGGTTCGGGCCCGGGGCGCAACGGCCCCGGGCGACAAGTCAGGCGGCTTAGGCGGCCTGGCGGCGGAGGCGGCGGCGTTCCTTCTCGGACAGGCCGCCCCACACGCCGAACCGCTCGTCGTTGTCGAGGGCGTACGTCAGGCACTGGACGCGGATCGGGCAGGCCACACAGGTCTGCTTCGCGTCGCGGGTCGAGCCGCCCTTCTCCGGGAAGAACAGCTCCGGATCGGTCTGCGAGCACAGGCCGTCGGCGAACCAGACCGGCGTCGGCAGGGCGCGGGTCATGCGGCCACCTTCTTCAGTTCGCGGAGGCGGGCGACCACGTAGTCCTTGCCGAGGCCGAGGCGTTCGGCGATCTCTTCCGGGCCGGCGCCGTAGGACGCCAGGTGGAGGATCTCGGCGGCGCGCAGGGCTCCCAGCTCGTGGAAGTTGAGCGGCTGCTCGGCGGTGGCCGGGTCGAAGTCGGGGTCGTCGATGTGGCCCATGTCCTCCCACCACAGCGGATCCGGCCAGCCGCGGCGCCGAGCCAGAGCCCGGGACTTCTGCGCACCCTCCAGAGAGACGCCGTGGTCCTCGGGCTTCTGGTCCTTCAGCTCCTCGTACGTAGCGGTGATCGAGTCAGCCGTCGACCGGAAGATGTACGGCTGATAGTTGATCCGGGTGATTCCGCGGGGGTCCATGCCGACGTACGTGGCCAGGGTGGCGAATGGCCAGCCGATTGCCACGAGCGCCTGCAACCGGCGGGCGCTGCCCGCGACCGGCAGCACCTTCCGCTGCATGCTGTCGGCGGTGAGCGCCAGGATCACCGTCGCCGTCTCGGGGCGGACCTGCTTCACCCGCCCGTTCGCGATACGGCTGACGTGCCCCTCGTGCAGTCCGGCCTGTACGCCGATCTGCCTGTAGGAGATGCCGGCGTTGTGCAGTTCGCGGAGGTGCTGGGTCGTCGGGGCGGCGTCGATGTACGGCTGCCATGTGCCGTACCCGCGGCGCCGGTAGACCTGCCGGGCGTACGTGTTCTTTACGGCACGGCACTTGTCGCAGCGGCACTTCTTGGTGAAGACCCAGGTGGGGGAGCCGTGTCCGCGGTTGGTGCCCGCGGTCGGGAGGGTGGTCATCCCGACCGCGGGAGTCTCGGTGGTCACTTGGCACCGCCCACATACCGGACGTAGATCCGGTGCTCGCCGAACATCGTGCGCATCTCGGCCTCGAACCCGGCGCCGAACATGGTCCATCCGGGCTTGCCATGGCGGACCGAGTAGGCGTCCTGGCGGGCCGAACCGGCGACCTTGCGCTGACCGAGGAGGGCCCAGTGTCCGGGCATCAGCTTCAGTGCCTCCGCGACCTCGGCTCGTGTCTCGTCGCTGAAGGGGACGAGCGGGGCGGTCTTCTCGAATCGGAGCGTGGTCACTTCGCGTCCTCCTTGGCGTCGATGCCGAGCAGCTCGCGGGCGGCGGGCAGGAGCGGTTCGCCCTGGTAGCCGGTCGCGTCGAGGAGCTGGTCCGTGAGCCGCTTGATCTGGCGGCGGTAGGCGGCAGACTGGGCACGCTCGGCAGCCACGGCGCGGAGAAGACGGCCGATGCGGGACTCGTACCGGTCGGTGTGCATGCGGACCATGTACGACTTCAGCTGCTGACGCCGGACTTGCTCCTTGGACAGTGCCGCACGGGCGTCGGACAGTGCGTCCTCCGCGTGCCGCTGCTCGATCCGCGCTTCGCATGTCGCGGCCTCGGCCTCGTCGACGAGATGCCACACGCCCCGGACGGCCAGGTCGACGGCGGCCTGCGCGCGGCGGCAGGAGATGAAGGGGAGTCGCATCACGCCTCACCGCCCGGCTGTGCGGTGGCGGGCCAGTCGGTCGAACCGTCGACCTCTTCCCACTCGGTCTCGTCCTCGCGGGTCACCGTGTAGTCGGTGTCCACCGGCGCCGGGGCAATCGGCATGCTCGGGCCGGTGACTGCTGCGATGCTGAGCGGCGCGGCCTGCGGGATGACCTCGGCGTGGACGGTGCCCTCCAGCTCCTCCGCCACGTACGGCATGCCGTGCAGCGCGTCGGAGGCGATCAGCCGGCAGACCTCGCCCGTGGCGCGGGCGATCAGCATGGTCTTGGGCTGCTTCTTCCACTGGTCCTTGTTCAGCAGGCCCAGCAGCCGGGCTCGGTCGAGGTCCCACTCGACCTCCTGCCAGGCTTCGGAGCCCTTCCGGCGGCCGCGCATCTTGCAGTACGTGGGGGTGGACTCGACGACCTCGACATCGTGGCCCTGTGCCTGGACGATTCCGCGCATGGCGTGGGCTCGGAGGGCGGGCTGTCCCTGGATGACGTCGATGCTCTTGAGGGACGTCATCGGCTGAAGGCCCAGCTCGTGTCCCGCGAGGACGACGGCGACGATCTCGTCGCGCTTCCCGCGGTAGGCGCCGGCGAGGGTGGTTCCGGCGATGGCCTGGGCGATGCCGGAGATGGCGGCGGCTTCGCGGGCCCAGGTCTCCAGTGACGAGCCGATCGGCTGGTTCGCGGGGACGGGCATGTTGGTGTCTCGGGTGGCGATTTCGGTCACTGGAGGTACTCCTCGGCCTGGCGGATGGTGTCCCAGGAGGGCATGCCGATCTGCGGGATTTTGGTGACGGTTCCGGTCCAGTCGGGCCAGATGCCGGTGGACTCGCATTCGGCGTAGATGCGCAGCGCGCGTTCGTTGCGGGCGCGGCCGATGTCGCGGTCCTGCTGGTGCAGTTCTCGCACGGTGATCAGGTAGGGGGCGGTCTTCGACTGGAAGACGAACACGAACCGGACCTGCTCCGGGGCGAGGACGGCGGTGATGCCGTCGATGTAGAACGCGTCCTGCTGGTGGTACGAGTAGTCCCGGATCGACCGCTGTACAGCCGCCGGGGACGCGTCCGCGCAGGACTTGTAGTCGACGGCGAGCGTCAGTCCCGGCAGCTGCTTCAGCCAGTCCGGCCGGACCCGGCAGCGGACATTGGTGGCCGGGTCGGTCCAGTACAAGGACTGCTCGGCAAGCCCCGTGCCCGGGGCCAGCAGCGGACCGGCCAGCGGGTGAGCACGTAGCGCCGCGGCCATGGCGTGGACCTGGTCCAGCTCCGCTTGCTTCAGCGGGATGCCGCCACGCTCACGGATCTCCGCAACCTGGGCCTTCGCGACCTTCGTGTCCCAGCGGGCGCCCTCGACGACCTCCAGGTCCGAACCCTCACCGAGGACCAACTTGTGCGCGGCGTGCCCCAGGTCGAACGTCTTCTTCGGCGCCGCCGGCTGGTCCTGCTCGTACTTGAACTGGGCCGGGCAGCCGGGGGCGAGGAGCGCGCGCAGGCCGGACGAAGAGATTGACGAGCGGTCCGCGTGGTACACATCGGCCGGGACCCCGTCACGCATCTCTGGCGCGGTCAGAACGGCGGTGTCCATTCGGGACCCTCCATGCTCTCGTTGATGTGGTGTCGCCACTGGGTTCCGGACTCGGTCTCGTGCCAGTCCCGCCAGTCGTGCTCACGCGGGTCGAGGACACAGCGGCGGATGGTGTCCGTTGTGGGGCTGTACAGCGCCTCGGGGCACTGGGGTTCGCTCACGAGGCGGCTCCGGTGTAGCGGGCGTAGAGGGCGGTGCCGTCGTCGACGAGCTCAGTCCGCGTCTCGTACGCCCCGGCGGGGGTGTAGTAGCGGAGGCGTTCGGCGGTTCGGATGTGCCGTGCGGTGGACTCGGCGGACTGGCGCGAGTTGTAGATGCCGACTTCGATCCACATGCCGGGGTGGCGGCGGCAGTCGTCCGCACGCATGGCGTGGTTGGCGATCGGGCGCTTCTTCCAGTGGCTCACAGCGCCTTCCCGTCACGTGGGCCGGGGATCGGCAGGTCGCGGCCGAGGGCGTAGTTGTGGTGGTTCGGCCCGTCGTGCGGGTCCTCCACCTGACGGACCGGGACGGGCTTGTCCTCGGCGGGCCAGCCGACCGGCAGGCCGAGGAGGTGCGACAGCTGACGGCGGGCCTCGGCGTGACCAGTCCACCGGTAGTAGTCGTGGTCAGCGTTCGGGTTGCAGTTCCGCAGGTTGGTCACGTACTCCGCGCGCTGGGCGCAGAAGCCAGCCACCTTCTCGGCGGCGGTCCGCAGTTGGGCCACCTCACGCACCGCGTCGTCGAGGGCCTCGTTCGTCGCATGCCGCTCCGCACGCAGGCGGGTCACCTCGGCCAGCAGGACTGCCGAGTCGGTGAGTACCTGCTTCATCAGCTCGTACTCGTCGAGCGGCCAGTCGGCGAGCGCGGAGACCTTCACGGCTTCCGCCCGATGCGACTTGATCTCCGCGAGCTGTTGCTCGCTCATCGGGGCGCTCATGCGGCACCACCCAGCGTCCGAACCGGGGAGAACCACGCGCGGATCGCCGCCGGCGTCCACGGGTTCGACGCACCAGGGCCGCACTCCGCCGGGTCCTGCGGAGCGTCGCACACCATCTGCGGCTCACCCGACTCGGTCATGCCGACCTGCCGCCACACGTCGCCGTCGCGGTCCACCAGGACCAGCGCGACCGGCACGGGCGGAAGGGCAACGCGGACCGTACGCCGGTCACCCGAGGGGAAGTTCGTCGGTACAGTGATACTCACAATCCACTCCAATCAGTGGGTTGAGGGGCTGTTGCGGACCGGCCAGGGTCCGGACGGCCCCGTTTCGTTTGTGGGGGTCAGGCCGCGGCGCGCTGACCGAGGACGTCGGCGTCCTCCTGGGCCCGCAGCCAGCGCATGACCTCGGCCCGGCGGTAAAGCACGTTCCGGCCACGCCGGAAGCCCTTCGGCCCGAGACCCCTGTGGCGCAGGATGTTCACCGCGTTCTCCGTCTTGTGAAGCAGAGCGGCGACGTCCTTGGTGGTCATCAGCGGCGAGTCATTGACCCTGTCGCTCATCGTTGGTCTCCGTTTGCTGTCGTTGGATGTCGGTGATGTGACATCCAAGGAGTTGGGCGATTCTGGCCATGACCTCCGGCTGAGGGCTTCGGAGGCCTCTCTCGATGCGGGAGAGGTAGCCATGGCTGATATGGGCGGCTTTGGCGAATCCGCGCAGGCCGTAGCCGCGTTCTTCGCGCTGCCGTCGGATTTCCGGTCCATCGGGCTGCACAAGAAGGACAGTAGTCGACGACAGCCAACGAAACAACCTGACAGTCAACGAAAGGTTGGGAAGGCCATCGGCAACCGCTTGCTCGACGCTTAAGTCAAGGCGTGGCCAAGGGGGCGGGATCCCGTCTCGCACGGTCGTTGATCACCGTCTACTCTGTTGCCTATCGGTGCCTATCGGTGCCTGCAAGCGTCGGGCAGGACGCAACGGAGTGACAGAAGGAGAGGCGGCCATGAACCGCGACCCCCAAGCGTGGGCACGGCTCGGCCAGGCCCTCGCCAGCGCACGCCGCGCACTCGGCCTCACCCAAGAAGAACTGGCCACGCAGGCCGGCGTGGGCCTCGGGAGCGTGAAGAACGCCGAAGCCGGCACCGTCCCGAAGGCGCGCATGCCGTACACCATCCCCGCCATTGCCAAGGCCCTCGGCTGGCCTGACGGGGCGGTCGACGCCGTCCTCGACGGGGGTGCCCCGCCGGGAGGCTGGTCCGACGTCTCGGTTCAGAAGCAAGTCAGCGAACAGCAGCTTGAGGTCGAGCTTTCGCATGCCATGGTGCGCGCGGCAGGCACTGCCACCGGTACCGAGATCCAGGCCGCCACCAAGGCCGCGTTGGACGTTTTGCGGCAACACGGTCTGATTTGAAGACGTTTGGCGTACAACCTTCAACAAATAGTGCATACAGATAGCGACCATGTGGTCACACGGCATATGCTCCCGACAGCCGGAGTCCACCGCTCCGGGCTGCCTACGCACGGGGGTGCTCGATGCCCGGATCCAGCCCAGTGATAGCCGCTAACCTCGGCACCAAGGTCGCCGCGTTCACCTGCCGAATCGACGGCCGACCAGTCGCCGTCATCAACACCGAGGCCGCGCACAACCCCGAGCTCTACACCCAGGCCGGGTGCGCGCTCGTGGCCGCCGGCTTCGACGCCGGAACCGCCTTGGGGGCACTGTATGGGGTACGTCGCTGACCGCTGGCACAAGACCAGGCCGAAGCCCGACGAGCTCGAATGCGGCGAGCACAAAGGGCTCGTCGCATCAAAGGCGCACGGCAAGGGCAAGCGCTGGCAGGCCCGCTACGACGACCCCAACGGGGGCGAGCGGACGTCACTCCACCGGACGAAGTCCGAGGCCGAAGCCGAGATCGTCAAGCAGGAAGCGGCCAAGCAGACCGGGTCATGGATTGATCCGAAAGCCGGTCGTGTTTCCGTTCGTGACTTCGCCCTGAAAACGTGGCTGCCCGCGCAGGGGGTCATCAACCGAACCCGCGACGAGTACAAGGCCACGCTCACCCGGTACCTCTTTCCCGAGTGGGGCGACCGGCCCATGCAGTCCATCAAGCCATCCGAGGCGGCAGCGTGGCAGCGACTCCTCAGCTCCAAGTACGAGCTGTCCGGCGCCTCTCCCAACCGCATCGCCGGCATCGTGCGCAGCGTCTTCACCCTCGCCGTGGTCGACCGTGTCATCCCCATCTCGCCGTTCAAGGGCGTCAAGGCCCCGGCGATGGAGTACGCGCTGGTTGACCCTCCGGACGTGGCTGAGGTCGGCAAGCTCATCGCGAGTGCGTACAGCGAACGGTGGGCGGTGATGATCGAGGTTGCCGCATCGACCGGGCTCCGTTCAGGAGAGTTGCGTGGGTTGAGGATCGGGGACATCGACTTCCTCCGGCGCACCATTCGTATCGAGTTCCAGATCGTCGTGGAGAAGGGCAAGTCCCCGTACCTCGACGACGTGAAGACCAACGCCGGCCGTCGTGTCGTCCCGATCACGAAGAGAACTGCCGAGCTGCTCGCCGCGTACGTCAAGAAGTACCCGCCGCGGCAGGTCGACGGCATCACGGGCCTGATCTTCACCACGCCGGAGGGCGGCCCGATCCGGTCGAGCACGATGAGCTATGCCCTGCGGAGCATCTGCCGGCTGGCCAAGGTGCGTGAGCGGCACTGGCATGAGATGCGGCACCACTATGCTTCGGTGCTGATCGCTGGCGGGGAGAACCCGAAGGTGGTGCAGAAGCGTCTGGGTCACAAGGACGTGATGACGACGTTGCGGACGTACGCGCATCTGTTCGCCGATGCGGATGAGAAGACGCGGGATGTCCTGGAGGCGGCGTGGTCTCAGGCGGGATCTCCGGAGTCGGGCGGAAGGATTCCGGAACAGGCTGGCGTGGTGGTGGAGTTGTCGCAGGTCAGCGGCTAGATTGGCGAGATGCTTACCGAAGTGACAGCGCTTTGGGGCAGTTGCTGGTCAGGGGTCCGTATGGGTGCTGACCAGCAACGGAACGTCTTTCATAGCCTTTCTTTGGTTGTCGTGACCCGTCGTGAACGTACGGAAGGATGCCGGAATCTGGGGTGCCACCGGAACGCTTCCGGAACGCTTCGGTACCTCTGACCGGCTGGAACTTCCGCATCGACGGGTACAGGGAAGGCCACGGGCTCGATCCTCAGCGAGAGGATCGAGCCCTTTCGTTGCGCACCAACGCAAAAGCGGCCACTTGGGTACTGACTGACAAGATCACGCACCCAACCTTTGGGGGCGTGCCGACACGAAGAGCCCCACTCCCCGTCTGGGTCCTAGACCAGCGCAGGGAGCTCGGGGAGAACATCGCCCGCTACCGCAAGGAAGCAGGCTTATCGCAAGACCAGCTAGCCGACCGCATCGGAAAGGAACGACGAAGCGTCCAGCGCTACGAACGAGGAGAACGAGACCCCAGTTTCTCCGACCTCGTTCTCATCGCCCACGGCCTGGACGTCGCCCTCGAAACACTCGTGAAGATGCCCCCGGCCGGGAGATAGCCGGCCGGGGGCAGATGCCCTGCTCGTCCATGGCCCGCCGTGGGCACGGGCGAGCAGGAGTTCAGATGCGCCTGAGACGGCGCTGTAGCGGCGAGGTCGCGAGCCGCTCCTCTTTGGCTGCCGTGCAACCCGTGGCCGTTGGGTGCAGGTACACGGTCGGCTTCGCGCCCGACATCGCCTCTGGTGCGATCTCCCGGGCTTCCCCTTCGATGGGGTACCCACAGGACTGGCAGCGCTTCACCGGAAGGCCCCCGTCCTGTGGCAGGGGCAGAAGCACCAGCGAGGGATGACCTCTTCCCCATCGGCCACCACAGGCCCGGGGAAGCACACTCGGTGCCCGTAATCGAGCTTGCAGTAGCCCGAGGTCTTGATGCCTGTACTCGCCTGAGGCGGCGGGGTAGCGTGAGCCATGACGAGACCTCCCGAGGGTGTCGTCCGTACCCCCGGACCGGTCGCACGGTCGCGGGGGTCTGTCATACCCCAGTGTGGTCTACCGGGGTCTACCGCACCATACTGCGGTCGCACGGTGTATCGCAGCTACCTAGCGTCATCCGAATGAGTACCGATCTTGACCGCACCCGCCCTGTATGGCGGCAGATCGCCGCGGTGATTGAAACACGCATCGCCGACGGGACGTACCCCGTCGGCAGTCGCGTCCCATCTGTCGTTGAGCTGTCCGCAGAGTTCGGGGTCGCAGCGTCCACTGCACAAAAGGTCATGGCCCATCTGAAAATGGAAGGCCATGTCCGTACCGAGGTTGGCCTCGGCACGTTCGTGTCCCGGCTACCCGAGGCGCCTACTTCCGCGGGTCAGTGAATCCCGCGGTCGCCGGGCTTCCCTTGTAGCGGGCCGCTATGCCGGCCAGCAGGGTGAGGACGGAGAAGGACGCGGCGAGCGACAGGCTGTCGGCCCACGGCCACTGTCTGACGTCGAAGCCCTGCTGGGGGAGCTGGGCCAGCAGGCCGAACGCGAAAGCGGCGCCGACCCGCTCGGAAAGATCACGAAGGTATGTGGTCATGTCTGGGTCATCCTCAGGAGTAGGAGCGAGCGGCGGCCGAAGGTGACCACCGCGTTACCGGACGAACGCCGGGCGATGCCGCGCAGGCCCACCCGGTCACCGCCGTTCAGGAGCACGCCCGCGGACGCATCCAGGAGGTGTGTCGGGTCGCCGGACGTGGACGTGTCGTGGGTTGACGAGCGGCACTGCTGCGGCGCCGCTGACCCGTTGATCAGGATTTCGCAGCCGAGTTCGTCGACGTTGTTTCCGGGCGGTGTCGACGGGATCTGCACGTTCCCGAAGATGAACCAGAACCCGGGCAGGTTCACGGTCAGCGACGTCGTGGACGCATCCGTGAGCGGCAGGACGGCCGGGTCCGGGAAGAAGTCCGGATAGTTGACGTTGAAGTCCAGGGTCTGCCAGGTGAACGTTCCCAGCGTCGCTGTACCGGGGATCACGTTCGGCACGGTCCCGAGGGCCTGCGCCATGTACCGCGGCCGGCCCTGGGCCTCCAGCGTTGCGAGCGTCGTGTCCACGCCCTCGGCCAGGCCTTGGAGGTAGAACGGCACGTCGGCCGGATCGGCAGGCTGGGCGTATGGGAAGGTGAAGTTCGGGGTGACGCCGGTCATGCCGAGATCCTCGTAACCGTGAGCTGGGCGATCGACACGTTCAGGGATGCGCCGTGGTTGTGGCGGGCCACGAGTGTGATCGTCTCGGGTACGGCAGTGACGCGGTGCAGCGTGGTGATCGACACCGACGTGTCCTTGTCGTTGTCGAGGTCCCGGGACGAGCCACCCGGGTTCAGCGTCACGCCGCCGGATGACGTCAGCACGAGCGCGAGCGCGCCCGTGGCGGAGGTGTCGGGCTGGGCGTTGGCCGATCCGGAGATTAGGTACGTGCCGGTCGTCTGGATGACGACGTTCGTCGCCGAACCGGCCAGGTTGATCATGCCGTTGTTGTCGTAGTTCTCGGTCGTATACGAGAGCGCGACATCCGTGTTGTTCGCGATCGCTTGTGTACCCGCCGGCCGGGAGGCCCGCGCCGACGGCTCATCCAGCGCGAGAACGATCGGGTCCCGCAGGTTCGTGTCCAGGTCCGTATCGATCGCCGTGGCGAGCGCCTGATCCTGGGCAGGGAAGTCAGCCGCATCCGGATACTTTGGGAAGGGATAGCCCCTCGAGGTGTTCGCGGTCATCACAGGCTCCTTACGATCACGCTGTCCCACTTCACTGCCTGCGAGTCCTGCACCGTTGACCGCAGGGCGATCCGCATGAACCCGGTCACCGGTGCCGTGACGGTGCCGCCGAGGGTCGTGAACGGTGGCGCCTGGACGATGTCGTTCGCCGCCGCGATGACCGTGTCCACGGCGCTCGTCGTCGGATACAGGTTCGTGTCATTCGCGAACCACAGGCCGGCGATGGCCGCGTCTGCGGTCTGCGTGTCCGACGGCTGGTAGTCGCCCCCGGCATACGCC